AAAAATATAGTAAAAATATATAATTTTAATATCTAAAAAATACAGGAAATAACTGATAATAACTATTCATAACATACAAAAACATAACAAAAAGAATAACAATAAAAAGTGATGACTAAGCGAATTGTTATGTTTATATTTAGAAAATAATGCTATAAGTATATATAACTAATTATATTATAGGGAAGATATGGAAAATAGATATATTGTTAGAAATTACTGCGATACACCAAAAAATAGAATTAATAAAAACAAAACAAATATTTTTTACTTTGTTATTTATGACACAATAGACAAATCAATAGCATCAACTATCTTTGGTGCTAGTAAAGAAGATATTAAAAATAAGATAAATGATGCTGAAAATAGAATAAAAGCACAAACATTTACTAAAACAAACAGTAAAGTTAGTGATGCTGCTGCATTATTATTGGCTAAAGAAAAAGGCAAATTTGATAACAAAGTTATTAAAGAAACAAGCTATAAAGGTATAATAAGATGTTGGAATTTAATAAAAGAATTAGAGTTTAATAATGTTAAATTACAAGATACTTTAATTAAAAATATCGATGTAGATTATTTATCTTTATTATCAGATCAGTTTTTAATCAAACTATCTATTAGAGATAATAAAAATTGTTGGTCCACTATTGGTAATATTTTAAACATGGCTGCTAAACATAAACTTGGAGTACCAATGTTTTTAACAAAATTAGTTGATCGTTCTGAATTTAGATCTGCAAAGAAAAGAGAAAAAAATAAAACACCTGATATATTTAAAGGTTTAGATCCTGAACAAGTTTTGTTACCAACTTTAAAAAATGCTTTAAATTATTCTAGGTTAGAAACTTCTTATAGTCCTGGTTATTTTTTAGGAAATTATTGGTATGCTTTTATGGTTACTATGGCTATGTTTAATGGTCGTATATCAGAAGTTTTGCCATTAACTTTTAATGATTATAGCACTAAATTACATTGTTTTTATGTAAATAAAACAACCGATATTAAAACAAATATAACTACAGAAAGCACAAAAAATGTATCGTCTGAGGATGTGGTGTATTGTGGGGAAATGTTTACTAATAAAGTTTTTTTACCTTGGAAAAAAGAAATGGAAAATTGGAAATATAAAAATCATAAACAATTATTATTTCCATCTAGGGAAGGAACGACAAAACAACATGGTAGAGTTTTAAAAAGTGTAAAAAAAATATTTAAAGATTCAGGATTTGAGGGAAATATTACACTACATGATTTTAGAAGTTTTGGAGCTGTCATTAGAGGATTTTTAGGTATTCCAGCACAAAAACATTTGCGTCATTCATCAGAATCTATGACTAAATTATATGAACGAGGGAAGAAGTGGCAGCAGAATGAAGTTGCTAATAAATATTCAGATGAGGTTGCAACAATACTTTTAAGCTAATTTAGGGGGGTACAATCACAAGGGGGAAGTGCTACAACCTTCTGTATGCTCAAAATATCAACACTTTTTTTGGCTGAAATTCGTTAAATTGGCACTTTCCACACATCCAAGTTTTTAAACCATCATTTGAATGTATTGGTGTTTGATTACAATTTTTACAATTCGTTGGTCGATTATTTTTTTTATATTCTTCTTGTTGGGTTCGGTTTTTAGAAAAGAACCACATACCAGGAATAACAATATTTTTATTTTTTCTTGCCAAAAATACCTATAGCTCCTTTTGCTGTTTTGATACCAAAGCTGGCGCTAATGCAAATTATTAAACAAGTGGCAAACCATTGAGGTGTGTGTTCATCTAAAAATATGAAACCTTTTGCAACATAATCTTGTGTCCATGGTAGAAAACAACCAAGCAAAATTGCTCCAAAAATAAGAGTCCAAAATTCATCTTTCCAACTGCTTTGCATTTGATCAACAGCAGATTGCTCCCAGGCAATTTTACCAGCAGCAATATCTTCCATCCTTTTTTTAGATGCTTTAATTTCTGTAAGTTTTAATTCTGTTTTTGCTTTTTTGTTGTCAATAAAACCCTTGACCGAAGTACCAACTATATCGGTCAAAGGTCCTAGTAGTAAGTTAAACATTAAAATTGACCCCAAGCTATAACTGCTACAATAATAATAACAGCAACAGTAAGTATTTTACCTCGCTTAGTAAGTCCTTTCCAAAAATATTTAATCTTTTCCATGTTAGTCCTCCAACATTATTTCCGCCAACTGTTTTGCTCTGTTTGGCGTTTGTTTATACCAGCGACTATCGAGAAGTTGATCGTGGCACTCTTGCCATTGATGTTCTCTAGCTGCTGCAAGAGCTTTTTTAAATTTAGACAAACCAGTTGCTCCTAACTGGAAAGCCATTTCGATAAACACACCAAATTTTCTGTCTGGTAAATCCATACCTTGACATACTTTGGCTGCTCCCTCGATTGCTTTATCAAAGTCCTCGTCATATATTTTTAACCAGCCATCTTCTGTTGTTGGTACTTCTTCCCCAGGCAACATTTTATGACCTATTCCACCTGTTAAAAAACCTAAATGGTCCTCATAACATTCAAGACGATAACCTTCATGTAAACGGATGCGTTCTTTAAGCTCACTTAAACTTGCATCTTCCATCTTTAAAGACATATAAAATTTTTACTCCTAATTGTTTTTGATATTTACTTTGTACTCTTTGTATTAATGTACCTGGTTTCCAGGTCTTTCGTATTGATGCTGTTTTAACATCTATTTTTAAAACTTTTCCTGATACTCTATGAACCGCAACTAAATCTATTGGGTCCATGTCCTGTGTTTTCCAATACACAGTATAATTGTTTTCTGTCAGCCATTTAGCTGCAATAAATTCAGATTGTAAACCAACCTTTATTTTAGCATAAGACAAAACTAATCAAAAAATCCCATCCACTTCGCAACAACACCTAAAACTATTCCTATAATAACCAATGCTTTTAAACCGCCAGCACCCATTGAACTAAATTTTTGAAGATCACGAATTTGTTTTTGCATAATCTCCTGGCTGTGCAGCATATGTTTTACATCAGTACGCAACTCTGCAATATCTTTTTCCCAATCAGACATTACCCACCTAAAGGATTACTTGCTTCTGCTTTTATTTCATCAATTAATATTTTATTTAATTCAGTTTGTTTTTCAGCAATAGCAATCTTCTTGGATAACTCATTAATTAAATCTCTTAGTTTACCAAATTCTTTAAAAGTTTTATCAGATGACTCAACAATATTAAGTTGCAACTGTCGATCTGCAATACCCATTTTATCTATTAAAGATTTTATTTCTGATTGAACTCCAGCTATATCATTTAATATATCATCATTGGTATCATTATCTCTAGCCATCCATTCATCTTCTAATGCAGACATACGATCTAATATTTCTACTTCTAAATTAGAAATCTTTTCATTAACTGGTGCAAGATCAACTGTTTCATTAACAACAAATTCTTTATTTTCTATGCCATCAAGTCTAGTATTAAACTCTCCCCAAGCATAAAAACCACCACCAATAGCACCAATGACACCTATAATAGATGCGTAGTTAGTTAGTTTTTGTATCATAATAATTCCTTTAACTTTTGTAACTCAATCATTAATTGTATTTTATTTACTTTAATCTCGTATAATTTTTGTTCATGCTGTCCAACTGGATCAGTAGAAATATAATTATCTAATCCTATGTTAAGATAAATACCCTTGTTATAAATGGATAGATCTGCCTGGATGAACAAAGCATTATCAACATCAGAATAAATAGTTTCTGGTTGGTAAAAATCTGTATTATCGTAAGCAGCTAATTGATTACCATCATCAAATAAAGAAATTTCTTTTACTACTACCGATACATTATCATTAACTTCAATGTTAATTTTATTATCTTCGGTTTCAGCAACCTCAACTTCTTCTTCTTCTAGTAACCCTTCGGCTTTCTCGGTTTTGGTTTCTTCTTCTGTAATTGGTTCATTATCTTTCTCCTCAGTTATTTCTTCTTTTGTTTCTTCTTCTTTACTAGCAACTTCTTTTTCTTCGTTGGCTGCTTCTTCAATGATTTCTTCTTCTTTGGCTTCGGAGAGTTCGGTAGGTTCATCCTCCACAACTTCATCCATAATCTCATCAGTAAATTCATCTGCAAATTCTTCCTCTAATATTTCCATTTCTTCATCGGTAAATTCTTCCGAGAAAAAACTTTCAAATTCTTCTGGTATTTCTAATTCTTCAAATGCAGCTTCTTCAAATTCTTCAAAATCCTCAAACTCCTCCATGAAGATTGTTTCAAATTCTTCTTCAAATAATTCTTCTTCAAAAAATATTTCTTCAAAATCTTCCCAAATAAATTCTTCTTCAAAATCAATAGTTTCAAAAGAAAAATCATTTACAAAATCTGGTATGTTTTCATCTATTTCATCTATTGCATCTTGTGTATCAGTATCAATAGGGATGTAGTTAGTATCAGTATAAGTCATTTTTAATGACGCACCTAATAAGTTTACACCTTGTATCGATTGATTAGTATAGTTGGTATCAGTACCACTCCATGACCAATCAACTTTATTACTGCCTACATCATTATAAATAATGGTATCAGTATATTGACCACAAGCAGCAGATCTACCATCGCCACTAGCTCCTGGATAACCATTACAGTTACCATGAAAGCCAGTTATTTCTGTTCGTGTTACAGATGATGTACTTAAAGTATTTCCATTAACATCTTTTAATTTTACTGTTGTTGTATGACTATCATTGCTGCCAGATTTACTTTCACAGTTTCCCTGGACACTTTCACAGTTAGCAACATCAACATAACTATTTAATGTAATGCCATTATCTAACATTGGCTGCGTAATAGAATTGCTCGTCAAAGCAATATCATCAACACTTACAGTAGCTGTGCCTGTAACTTCAAAATCTCCACCAACATCATACTTGTACCCACAATTAGCTTGATTAGTACAATTAATTGTAAACCCATTAACAGTAGATCCATTGGTAACATAACCACTACTACCATCATTTATTAAATCAGTAGATGATGAGTTCCAATCAACACCATCATTAGCATTAGGTAATAAATTACCAGTAGTTACAACTTCACTCTTACCTGTCGTGGAGAGAAATAGGCTCAAAAGGATCGTTGCAATCTTTACACATTTCTTGAATGCGAATGGATGCCATGTATTCCTCATCTTTAATATATGTTTCATAATCTGGTCTTAGCTTGGGATATGTTTCCCAAAACTTAATAGCTGCATCGCCAAGTAATCCACCTGGTGCTGGACAAGGAGTATTAGAAATCATCATCGCTGCAAACACTCTTTCATCCTGGCACAGTATTGACACAGCTGCCACAGACATTCCAAAATCTTTTGTTACCTTTGCAAGTTTTATGCGTTCACAATTCTCATCTACAAAATGTTTGCCACCACTAACCCCAACAAAGCTGGTAGTAACACTACCACTAATACCCATGCTGCAAACGTCTTGCGACATAGAACTATATGATGGTGCGTTGGCACTAGGAGGTGGTATATTAGACTTATTACTTGTAGTGTTGGTAGTATTATTAGTAGTTGTGCTAGTTGTATCATTGGAACTACCAGACTGGTAAGTATTATTATTTGTGGTTTCATAATTTCCATCAATAATGGTATTACTACCGCTTGTATTCGTGGCATTGTTATCATCGGCTCTTGAACTTTGTATAGCAGCAACAATCATAATAAAAGTTAGCAAAAAAAAAAGCATTCTCATTGATAGTCGCCATCTAATTCTAATCTTAAAGACTTAATCTTATAAGAGTTTTCTAAAATCTCATTCTTTAATTCAAGCACATTTTGATTAGCTTGAACATCCTCTATGTTTGTTTTTAATAATTCAAAGTCAGCAAAAAGTTTTCCTACAATAAAAACATTACCACTAACAGCTGCAACAATTCCACAGAATATTAAAATATTCGTTATTGATAATTCGATCTTCATTTATGCTCCACATGATTCACAGTCATCAGGACAAGCACAATCTTCTTTTCTTACAGCACCACAATCAGGACAAGGATTAATCATGTATCGCCTACTCGCATGAAATTAAAGGTAGTATAATTTTTATCAGTTGCACCTTTCATAGTTTGTGCGTCTGATACATCTGTTTTAAATTTAATTTTTACATTAGTTGTATCTGTGCAATCAACCATAGCAGAAATAAAAATATTACCCATAGAACTTGGATCATCTCTAAGAGTTTCCCCACCACCAGCTATTGTAGAATAACTAGAATTATTAGTAGTAGCCATCATGTGTAAAAATAAATAATTAGCAGAGCCACTTGCTCTTTCAAAATTTGCATGACAAGAACAATACCAAACACCAGTTGTAGGAAAAGTAAATATACCAGAACTTTCTGTCATAGCACTTCCAATAAGTGTATTAACTGGTGCTACATCTACTCTTTCTAAATTTGCTGTTATATCTTGTTGACCAGATAAACCTGTTTTATCTGCTGTTAATCTCCATTGGTCAAAATGTGTTATACCACCTTGAACATAATTATCTGTAGGCAAAGTACCTGTAACACCTCTTGCAATATTTAATTTAACTAAGCTCATGGTTTACTCCAAATTGAATGTGTTAATTGTCCAAAGTTATCTTTGGTTTTATCTGTTTCTTTATTAAGTAATTCATCATACTTAGAAGCATTATAATCACTTGTTATGTCTCTTAATGATTGTCTCCAAGTTTTATATTTATCTTCCATTGGATAATCACTATTAGCCATAAAATCTGTTTCAGCTAATTTTTGATTTCTAATAATTCTTATTTGATTTAATTTTCTTTCATCAGCTTTACTATCCCAATCAGCTTTCATACTATCCCACTGAGCTTCTTCTTCTGCTGTGAATTGTATTACTTCTCCATTTACATTTTTAAATCTTGGCATTATTTAACTCCATATAATCTGAATGTTCCTGTAATCGTTGCACTGTCTGGTGTAATAAATCTAATTGCTGTCAAGTTAGCATTATTTTTAAAATGACCACCCAAATCAAGAATACCAATATCATCTTGTAAACCATACATAATTCTTGATGTAATAACTTTGTAATGACTATCAAATGCGTTCCATATTCTTAATTCGCCTTGTATGTTTTCATCTCCATCAAAGTAAGCTGCACCATTATTTAAAGAGAATTGTGTATAAACATAATCGCCAGTTGCTAAATCTGAATTAGCACCATCTCCATTAGTTCTTCTTCCATATCTTGCACTTCCATATCCAGCACTTGTAATAAAACCAGATGAAATACCACATTGAACATCTAAAAAACTAGAGTTAGTGCTTAAATCTACATTTTGAAAATAAACTACAAAATGATGGTAGTCGGTTTTAAAATATGCAGTACCATTAAGTTCTACAGTAGAAGCTCCACTTGCATTAACAGTAAGTAAAAGTTCATGTGTTCCACTAGGTTCTGCTTTGTAAGTTTGATCTCCATATAATACTGTGCTTGAAGAAGCTGTGCCACTACCAAGATTTGCTGTAGGTACTACACCAGTTAATTTACTAGATGCCATAGCAGAAATTTTAGCGTCAGTTACAGAAGAACTTTGAAGTTTAGCAGTAGATACTGTGTCATCACTTGGTACACCAATATCATTAACATTACCTAATACTAGGATTTGATTTATTACATCACTAGAAGCTAATGAACTTGCAAAAACTATTGTGTCATTTACGATATTAAAACTGCTACCAGCAGTTTGTAAAACTCCATTTAAAACTACAAGACAATGATTAGCTGATTGAGGATATACAGCAACACCCCCTTGTCTAAGGTTAAATGTGGTTGAACTTGAAGTAGTTATACTATCGAGTAGTTTAAAATCGCCAGTTGTTGGAGTAGCACCTACATACATTAATCAGCCTCCTGTATTGTATTACCATCTGCTACCCATTGAAGTATTTCTTGGTAGTCTGTGTTATCATTATTTATTGGTACACATAATGATTTAATTGAACCATTAACAGGAGGATAAGTAACTTTAATATAAGCATTACTTGTTCCGTCTACACCATTTTTATATTTTATTGTTGCATTTTTAAAATCCATTTTATAACTCCGCCTTAAATGCCACTACAGTTGAAGCATTACTTGTTTTTATTCTTGTTGCATGACCAGCAGTACCAGAAACACCATCACTATTATCTGCTGTTAAATCACAAGCATTAACTGTTGCTTTTTCTACATTTAAATCATTTATTTCATCTGCCGCAGCATTTCTATGTAAAGTAATATATCCAGTTCCCATAGTAAAATCTGCTGTTGGTGCAGTCCTCATAGATACTGGAAAATGAATGGCACTTTGTAAGCTAGTTGAACCATAGTAAGAACCCATACCCACTACTACATTATCGCCACTTGCGTGATGATAATAATATCTTTGACACCTAGCTAAATTCTCTCCAAAACTTTCATGTTGAAAAGGTGGTAAAGTAGAGGAAGTATATTCGCCTACTTCTAATTGTATTCCTGTAATTGACCAATCGTTAGCTGTGTTATCATTAATGTTTAATGTACCACCATCATTTACTTTAGTCTGGTCTTGTGCTTCCCAAGTACCATGATTTGCTGTTCCACTAGAAGAGTCTGTACCACTTCCTAAATACCAATTTATAATTAAAC